CCATCAGAGCTAAAACTCAAACCGCGATAATTACTCTCTTGAGCAGATACAGATACACTTTTTCCAGAAAAAGTCCAACCATCAATAGTAGATGTTTTAGTTAAAGTTTCAGTGGTATTGGATACCTTAATATCACCATTTACTTCTAATTTAGCACCTGGTGTTGATGTTCCAATTCCTAATGTGCCTGTATAGATAGATAAAGTTCCATTACCAGCAGTTCCATTACCGGAAGTGGCCATAATTCTTGTATCATAATCTACGGTTGTAGCACCACTATTGAAATCAAGATAAGGAGATGAAGCAGTATTGTCTATTCTACCTAATGTAATACTACCACCACTATCAGTGCCGATACCCACTCTACTTGTAGCACCCCAAATTGCAGTTGAGCCAAATATATTAGTTGTTGTTCCTGTAGCACTACCAATCGAGATATTAGTTGTTGATCCACTTACGCCACCTGTGCCAATAGCAATAGATTTAGTAGCACCACTAATAGTAGCACCAGCATCAATATTCAATGTATGTGTAGCTGTAGATTGGCCAACAGTAATTAAACCAGTTTGACTTGTTCCACCAATTGTAGTAGTTCCAGTTGTTGCAGCTGTTCCTAAAGCAGTTGTGGTAGTTGTTGCACCAGGTAATGTTATTGTTGAAGATGCAGAAAGGGTCCCGCCTACTGTAACACCGATACCGGACGCAGTGGTGACAGTGGTTCCATTGAATGTTAAACCGGCATCTGTTGTAACAATACCAGACCCGTTCAGGTATAGTATTCCATTGTTAGTACCAGAAATAACCGATAATGTTCCAGATGGTATATTAACAGTCCCAGTGCCTTTTGGGTTTAAAATTATACTTATATTGGCATCGGTTCCCAATGCGTTGATTTGAACCGCATTGCCAGTAGAGTTTCCTAGGAGTTGTAAATAGTTTGCATTGGCAGTACCTGATAGTACACCATTTCTAGCGTTGAATTCTTTGTTTGTTGACATCCGTTTCCCTATCCACGAAAATATCTAACTAAGTTAGTTAATATATTTATCTGTTTAAAAAAGAAACGTAAAAAATACGAAAAAGCCCTCGAAGAGGGCTTTTGTTAATCGAAAGTATCTGGTGATGCTGTTATGATGTGTGCAGTATACGGACTATCACCAACTTCATCATCTAACCTTGCAACACCACGGTTGTTGGCAAATTTGGTAGGTGAAGCTGTTATAATCACTGCTTCGTGACCACAATCTGCTTTTACTTTATCACCTAACCTTGCTACACCGCGATTGTTTGTTATCACATCGGCTGATGCTGAAATGATTTTCCCACCAATATTACCACCATGCACTGAACAACTTCCCATGGTTTGATCATCTAATCTTGCTACGCCACGGCTCATGCTAATGCAGCCTCTATATCAGCCACAATTGCTCCGAAGCTATCGGTAACGCTTGCACCAACACTTGCAAATGACGAAGGAATTGCATCAGCTACTGCATTTGCACCATCAGTTAATGCTGACGCTGCTGATGCAACACCATCCGCTACGAACGAGTTTACCGAGTCCATCGCACTTGACACCCCAGCGCCTAATGAAGATGCAATATTTTGAACACCTTTACATGACAGCGCACTTAGGTTGATTCCACTGATTGCAGTAGCAAGTTTGGTTTTAAATTCATTTAGTTTATTACCGATTGCGGTAACCATATCACTTATACTTGATGCAAGACTACTTAATGCATTACTTAATGAATTTTTTAAGTTATTGATTGCATTGGTGATAGAAGCCAGTGCTGATGATGCTAGGTCCGCAAGTTTGCTAATAGCTTTGTTAATACTAGTCATTACACTGTTGATAGCTTTTGAAATTTCACCAACTATTTTCATTGCTTGCTGAACTGCACGTTCGGCAGCTTTAGCAATTGCCTCGGCTGCACTATCAAACATACTACCCATTGTACCAAACAGATCACACGCACTACCAGATAGTTTCACCATATCATTGAGTGATCCTTTTATTGATGCCGATAATGCTGTTAATTCTGAAGGTATTTCTATGGTCATACTAATTGAATTCCTGTTGTTCCAGATATATATTGGCTGGCATAATCTGATTCAGATATTTCAATAACAACGATAGAAGCTCTATACATTTTTATATCTTTATCTGGATCAACTGTAAATAAATATGGTGCCAACCCAATGCCACCTTGTGCTGAAGTTAATACACGTGGTTTAGATACTTTTATGTATATATCATTTTCTTCAACTAATTTAGCAATTACTTCTTCACCAGAAGATAATTTAATGGTGATTACATCACCTACTGATAGTCCTTTTTCTATAATCATACTGCCTCTTGTAAATAATTTCTTAATTCTGTGAATCCACCAATATAGTTATCATTGATGAAAATTTGTGGAACGGTTCTTGCAGTTGGAACAACTTCTAATAATTGTTCTCTTGACCAAACTCCTGATGCTAAGTTACGTTCTTCGTAATCGATACCGTTGGCTTTTAATAATGATTTAGCTTGTTCACAAAATGTGCAATTCACATTGCTCCAAATAATTGCTGATTTTACGGTATCTGACATGTTATGCTTTCTCTACTTCTACGATTACCGTGCTACCAACTAATTCTTGAACGATTGATTCAACCGTTGCCTCAAAGTCATCACCTACTAATGGTGCAACTGCATCACCTTTAACTAACTTGCTTAGTTTGATTACTACTACTTCTTCTTGAATTTGTGCCATTTTATTTTCCTATGTTATATGTTTGTTGGAATATGTCTTTCTTGACAACTCCGTAATCATTATCACCATGTCTAACGATTACATCTTCTCCTGCTTTATAATGCAATGGTTCACCCCATGATGTGTCTACAACACCGTCATGATCAGCCATCTTTGCAATTTTAATGATTTTCTTTGGAACACAAGTTCCATCACCATTATCATCTTTCAATTCATTAAACTTTTCAGGAGGCATACTATATTGTTCACCTTTCGGACCAGTGAGTATATACCATCCTTTTTTATAATGCTGAGGTTTCCCATTACTTTCTAATGTATCAATGGTTCCAGGTTTATCAGCAATTTCATAATGTTCTGGATTACCTTTTTTATAAGTTTCAAATGCACCGGTTTTAAACCAATTATCGGTGATACCTTCTGAAACTATATTAATTAAATCTCTCATAATTATCCTTATCAACTGATTGGAATATGATTATACACCATATTCCAACTGTTGTCAATTACTTATGCATTTTTAACTGCATTAATCTTTGCTTTTTCTAACAAATAACTCATAATTTACCTCATATGGTTGGTAGTGCATCGTAGTCAAGTTCATCACTCATCGCTCCGATGATATAATTTGTGCTTTCTGACTCTTGCAAAGCGGTTTGTTTTTTACTGCTGTCGCTATGCTTATTAAACCATGGGATCGGTGTAGTTTTAGGTGCAGTGCCTTGATACTTAATACCAATTTCTTTTAGTGCACCAACTGCGGTATAATCAACAAAATCTTTTAAAATATTGGCATTTAACCCGATGACTGGTCCTTTCATAAACAAGTAATCAGCCCACGCCTTTTCTTCTCTAATAACTGACTCATAAATCCCATATACTTCACGTTCTAATCTTACCTTGGCTGCCGCAAATCTTGGATCATCTTTAACTACTTGGTTGATCAAGTAAGCAGTCCAATCTTTATGCAACAATTCATCTTGTAAAATTAATGCAATGATATTGCCATTACCGATGAATAGTTTATTTTCAACCATTGCTAAACTGGTGGCAAATGAAACCATAAACCTAAATGCTTCTAGTGCATAACTGGCATGTAAAGCCAACCAAATATGATCTATATGAGTATCTTCATTATAGATGAAACTGATAGTATCTTTAACTTCTGTTAGACAGTTATATACATGTAATCTATTATAATATTTACCAACACTCGATGCCATATCGATAATTTCTTTTGTATCATGAATGGTATTAAATACTTCTTTTGGTACATTATAGATATTACGAATGATATGACTATAACTACGGCTATGAATATTTGTTTCAAACATAGACCATATAGACATAAGTGCTTCTACTTCTGGTAAGCTAGAAACTGGACCAAAAATTTGAATCGGTGCTCTTCCTTGCAAACTATCTAAAGCAGTTTGTCTTAACAAATTACTAGTGAATATATGTTTAACCGCATCACTAGCATCTTTAAAATCATTTGCATCTTTACTCAATGAAATTTCTTCTGGAATCCAGTAAAACCCCCGTTGAGTTTGTTCAAATTTTGCTATTTTATTATATTTTGTTTCTTCAAACCGTTGAATAGTTACTGGCCCTGCTGGGTCAAGGAACATTTTACGATTTAAATAATCTGTTTGTGTTTTTAAGTTATATTGCTGTTCTGACATTCCTTGTCCTTATTCGTCTGGTAATCTTCTTTCGTGATAAATTACTAATGCATCTTCTAGTAATTCGATTTGTTTTTCGATCCTCCATTTTACTAGAGGATCGGTTTCTGTTTCTAATTTTTGTTTTAAGTGTTCGATATTGGCATCCATGCATTTACCTTTATCAATTTTTTAATACCTGGAACACGTCTAATTAAGAATACTTTTCTACATGGTCCTTCTTTCTTAATGAAATCGTGTGCATCAACATAATTCACAGTTTTCGTAAAAGGTGACTCTAATCTGATATACCAACCCCATGGTTCCATATTAAATTTGATATTTTTTCCAATACTTAATAATGTATTAGAGCTATATGGATCGCCATCGATATGTGTTTCTATTTTAAATATTTTCATTATTTCCTTCTTTTATAATTTGCAAGATTCGCAATAACTTTCATCATCTTCATTGATACCACTTGGTAATTCAACTTCATCTTCTGATTTTGAACCAGCTTTATCTATAAGTGAGTAATAAAAACCTTTTAATCCCCACTTATGTCCTAACATCAAATTCTTCGCAATTAATGTTCCTGGTACTTTTCTATCTGGAAAGTGTTTAGGCGAATAAAATGAATTTACACTGATTGATTGGTCAACATATGCTGCTAATACCGCTGCAGTTTTTAAATACCCGATGCAATCAGTTTGTTCCCACATTAACTGATATTTGTTTTTCAGTTTATGGTATTCTGGAACAACTTGTGTTAATGATGCGGCTTTTGATTCTTTAGTTTGAATTAACTGCATTGGCATTTCAATACCATTGGTGCTATTAATAACAACCGAACTAGATTCAACAGGAGCAATTGCCATTTGTGTAGCATTACGAACACCGCTAACTTTCATTCTTTCACGTAATTGTTCCCAAGGCAGTTCTGGCGTAAAATCGGTTAATTCATTTACACCTTCTGCACGTAGTTCCCACGGGAATATACCTTGACCATATCGGGTTTTTGCACTATCTAAACATGGTCCACGTTCTTCTGCTAATTCAACACTAGATTCAGTTAAGTAGAATGCCTGGTGTTCCATAAAAGATTTAACTTCGGCTAACATTTCAGGCTCACCGTATTTCAACCCGCGTTTAGCAGCCCAGTATGCTAAATTAGTAACGCCAATCCCAATAGGACGAATTTCATCGTTTGATAGTTTAGAGTGGATTGACAAGAAGTCTTGATAATCTAAGATATTGTTCAGGCTACGATGAAGGATACGGCAAGCTCTACGCATATCTTCTGGATTTCTGCAATTACCCCAATTGATTGAACCTAAGGTACACAGTGCTATTTTTGGAACTTTTCTAGTGCATTCTTTTTTAATTATTCTCATTTCTATTTCCATATAATTTACAATTATCAAAATGATATTGAGTCATTCTACTGATCCCACCTGTTTTATTACAATGTGGGCATGTTACTTTTTTCATCGGCTTGCCTGTTTTAGAATTAGACATATTGATATTATTTTTTAATCTTAATTCAGGCGATTGTTCGTGTTTAAGCCATTTTTTAAAATTTGATATACTTATTTCTTTTCTATCTATAATTCTGCATACTGTTGGTTGTTTTCTTCCTTTAAGAGAAATACTAGTTTTAATGTTTGGAATACCTTTACGTGGACTAGGTTTTCCTTTATTATATGGTGATTTTCCTTTTCTAGCGATAGACACACCTAGGTTTGGAATACCTTTACGTGGACTAGGTTTTCCTTTATTGTGAGAAATAAAACTTATCCCTAATGTTGTAAACTTACCGTCACCATTATGCATGTTATAACTTCGTATATCATTTTTGGCATCTAAAAGCGTTAAAAGCTCTGTTTCTAAATTAACCATATCGATAGGTTCACCAATTGCTAAAATCGTTCTCCCCCATTCATCATAATTTTTCTTAATCAATGGTTTTACAATTTTACTAGAACATATATAACCATAATGTGGGTGACAATTTTTTCTAGTGCGTGACCCTAAGTACCATCTTAGGGATACTTTATTCTTCCAAATATATACAAATGCTTGGCTCATAATAATAAATCTGTAATATCATCATCTTCTGTCAATTCCCTAACTTTCTTCATATCACCGTTAGACAATAAAACCTTGTGTTGCCCTGGAATTAATACTTCAGTACCATCGTCTAAACTAAGTTTAAACTCTCCTTCATCATCTAATGATTTTAATGGAACTGTTGGCAAATTTATCTCTAAACATAAATTTGATTGGTATATTGTGTGATGTTCTGGATCAAATGGTCCTTGCTTCATTACATTATCAATGAACACTAAGTAGATTCTACCGGTATCAGTTCTTTCTTTTAGAATACCACCTTTGAATACTTCTTCAGCACTCATTGTTTTTTTACGTAAGTCTTTACGTTTTTCGTATTTTACGTAGAGTTCTTCAAATTTTGTGGTATTTTGATAGAATGCTTCGTATAAATCTGGTACTTCATTCGGATCAAAGAAAGTAATGTTTCCTTTATCCTTAAAACGTCTCCAAAAGAATGCTGATAATACAACACCATAATCCATATGGCGAACACGAGTTTCTTCAGTTCCTTGATTGTTTTTAAGTACAATCAGGTCATCGAATTGATAATGCCAAATTGGGTAAAATACTGTTGCCGATGCATTTCTAACACCACCTTGCGAGTTATGTGTTAATACCATTTGACTTTCTTTACTGGCAGATGCAAAGAAAGTATGAGTATCCTCTACTGTGATATCGATATAATTCTCGTCATTGTTTTGGTCAAAATCAGCTACTAATAATCTAGTGAACCCAACTTCAGTGAGAATACGGTCATCATTAGTAAGGTCTTTCGGTTTCTTCTGTAGGAATTCTCCAGAGTCACTCCACACCATAATTGGATGATTTACCGAACAGTTTAATACCACGCCGTTTTCGAACTCTAACCGAACTTGGTCTTCGGATTGCACAACTGTATTCCATTTATCGGTTACTGTCTTAAAGACGATATCGCCTTGCTCGTTTTTAGTTTTAATTTTCATACCTACTGTCAGGTCTTTAATTTGAATTTTTTTAGTTTTTACCATTTTTGTGTTCTTCTTTTGTAATTATTTCAATGTCGTTAAATTTTGAGGACATATTATATTGACTAACTTTTAATACTGTTCTTCCTCTAGTTTCTCTGTAGTATTTGTCCAATAAATCTTTTGACTTAAAAAAAATACCATCTACTTTATAAAAAACTTTGGTTGATGGGTTGGCATAGTTAGCAAAATTGGTTTGATATTCTTCTTTGCTTATAGTTATGACCTTTCGGTCAATAAGAGAATAGACTACAACATTTCCAGTATTATGATGCTTATGCAAATCCTTATTATACGTTTCTTTTTTGATAAGTTTTTTCTCACCAGTAACTCTGTCTATTACTGAAATTTCGCCAAACGTATGTCCAACGTATCTACCATTTGAATTATGAAACTCATGATGGGGTACTGTAACTCGCCTACCAGTAATAGTATCGTAGGCTACTATTTTACCTTTAGTAATACCAACATATTTTGGATTAGAATAAAAAATAGTTTTTGATATTCTGCAAGTATTTCCGGTAGACGTATCTAGTGCCAGTACATAGTCTTTAAATTCAGTAGTATGTGTATTAGGATTACAATCTTTAACATAAATCTTTTTAATTCCAGTGTCGGTCCTGATATTCATCATGCCTTTTGACACATGTAGATGTCTTCCAGTAGCAAATTCTTCTACGGTTACTCGATAAGTATTTCCATTAGAATCTTTACACAAGACAGTACCTGCACCGCAATTGGTTCCACCTGCGCTGATAGAATTTATAAAAAGCGGATTCTTCCCAACTTGATGCTTTTTGTGAAAAAGTTTTTCTGCTTCAAATGCCAATACTCTTGTATTAAAATATTCTATCTTATATTTAAACAACTCAGGATGTTCTTTTAATTTTTGGACAAAATCAATTGTAGTTGAGCTAGTAAAATATTTTATTAGTAAGTCATGTTCGTTACTTCCCTCAACTCCACGAGAACCAGAATAAAACTTTCCAGTTTCGATGTCATTAAGTGTATAACAGTAATAAGTTGAATTTGTTAGCATATTTGTTAAAGATCCGTTATATGATTCTTGTAGATAATTTAGCATTTCTCATACCTCCATTATTATTTATGCTGGTATGAGAAAAACTGTTATTTATTGTTGGAATCGTACTCGTCTAAAACTTCAACCCAAGTTTCTGGAGTAACACAACAGGATCTAAGATCACCAAACCATTTTTTAAGGAATGGAATGAATCCGGTATGCATAATTTCACC